AGCAATTGAAGGTCGTTCGCGACCAGATAGGTGAGAATGTTTTAGCCATTGTGTTAGACTTATTCACCACGCTCTTTAATATGTACAAAAGCCCATCTTGGGATTCCATTGTGATTAACATGACAAGTTTTGTCACACGGAATTTTGATATACGATTTACAAGTATGGTCATGAAGTGGTTTGAGGATTTATTCTCTTTCGCTTCAGTACAAGCTGATGTCTGGAAGGACACAGTACTGAGATTATTTGATCTCTCAAACGATTTTATCAAAGATCGTTTGTGGACCAATATCAACGAATTTTTTGTTAAGATAGCATTAGTTTACGGCGCAACCGTAGATTTGATTGCTTTTGAAACATTTGACGTGAAAACCGTCATGGAGAAGTTTGTTAAATTTCAGAAAAATCTTCCCGAAGCACGCGATTTAATCGCAATGTGCTTCGATGCGTACCAATTTGTTTTCAGTCATTGGAAGGAAATTTGTACAGGACAATGGCAAGTCCTTTTCTTAGGAAAGGATGAGGCCGAAATATTCGAAATTGAAGTGCGAGTTTTAGAACAAGCATTTCCACTTGTAATAAACGCACAAGTGATTGAATTGAAGACAATATACAATATGTCTCTTCAAGATTACGAATCCCGATTGGTAGACGCTTTGAAAGTGGCTAAATCTCTCATTGTGAGGTGCACCTCTGTGCAACAACGCATGAGTGTTTCCAATTTTGTCCGAAGTTTGACCGAGAAACAAGGTGCTTTACAAGCTCGTATAGCAGATGCACCTACTCGTGAAGAACCATATAGTATTAAATTATCAGGATCATCTAGTTGCGGAAAATCGACTTTAATTAATTTGTTATCCAAAACGATTCTGAATGCTTACGGTTTTGAACCTGATAAACCAGGTCAAACAGTTTTTACTAATATCGAAGAACGCTATGAATCTACGATTGAACCCCATCACAAGATTATTTGTGCTGATGATGTTGGTAATAACGCCAAAGGTACTCCCAATTATGACCGCTTATTGAACTATAATAATGTCGTACCTCGCCCTCTTGAAAAAGCAGGTGTAGAGGAAAAAGGGGAGAAGTACCCTGGAAACATCGCCTTGATGGTCACTACCAATGACGAAACTCTACGTGCAAAAGAATTATCTGTATGCCCGGAGAGTATTCTTCGTCGTTTCGGTTTGGACATTGTAGTTGAAATCCGTGAGAAATATCGAAATGCCTTTGGTGGATTGATAGCCATGGATGAGATGAATTACAGTGTCTATCGCTTAACTTTGAAAAGATTTAGCCGTATTGAAGAATGCGGTACGATCGCTTGGGATGTATTGCCACGATCTTCGTGGAACCCTTTCAAGGATGACGAACATGACCTTCATGCTCTTTTAAAATTTCTTGTCGGTGATGTCAAAAAACACATTGTACATCAAAAAGCTAAAACCAAAGCCCATCAACTCCTTGCAGAAGGAGGTTTTTGTGGTGATTGTTCTTGTCCGAAAGTAGTTTGCATGTGTGAACCTAAAGAACCCGTTGCAGAATGCCAATTTCGTTTTGGCACTCAATGGGCTGGTTATAACACTGGTGAACTATGGGATTTAAGAACTGTCTATGCTGGTATGAGCTTAAGGACAACAAATTTAACGCGTAGAGTACTTTTCTACCGTAGTTTGTGGTCCGAACGACACAATTTTTACAAGTTGTTCTGTTCTGCTATTGGATCTATGTTGATTGGATGTTTTTTATCTAAGACAGCTGCTCAATTCAGTTTGCTACACGTTGTGGCTTTTGCTTTTTACAAGCATCATACGATCTTGAAGGCAATTGATGAAGAGATTGCGGAACGTCGCGATTCTTTATCTAGTCTTTGTGATTCATTCCGTACACACACTGAGAATAATGCAAAGAAGTATTTTGCGGTTGCTGGTGTAATGTTTACTCTTTATGGGTTTTACAGAACACTAAAACCATTTTTTCAGGTACAAGACAAAACGACTTACTTTGACAATGTTTCTAATTTGTTCGATTCTAATATCGATTATCCCAGAGACGAACGTTTTAAAGTTGTCACACAAGATCAACGTGATTACCGGGAAGGTTATTCACGACTTCCACCGAAGATTACTAGAAAATCAGCTACCACCACTTCCGAGAATTTACAGGAAAGTGTAGCTCGTTCGCTGAGACATGTGATCACATTTACAGAAGGAAAGCAATTTCTTACTGTCAATGGTATCATGATTTCTGGTAATGTACTTATGGTACCTGCTCATGTTATTCCAGGCACGTTTCCTTTTGATATTGAAACGAGTTCTACGCCTGGTACACCAAGTGCTAAGACAAAAGACCAGAAGATCGGTGAAGATTCTTGTTACATTGATCGTGAGCACGATGTTGCATTTGTGCATCTTGCTTCTAGCCCAGCTTCGAATAGTTTTAAAGAATTCTTCCCTGAAGAATATCCAACTTTCTATTCACGCTCCACTGTATTGCTATGGAAATCTCCAAAAGGTGAAGTATTGAAATCATTACAGGCTTCTCGTATGACTACTGAGGACCTTGATTATTATGGTTTTCAAGAAATACCCGGAAGATTTTATGGCACAAAATCTGCTTTGACAAAGTTGACTGTTTCAAAAGGTGAAGGTTTGAAATCGACTCTTGAATTTAAAGGTTTTCCAGGTCTTTGTGGTGCCATGTATATTGATCGTGATAAAGGTATTTTGTATGGTATGCATGTTGCCGGTTACAACGGTTCTCCTGTTGGATTCGGTACGTGTATCACACAACCTTTGATCCGCAAAGCATTAGCGAAACTTGATCAAACTAGTCCGACGCTAGTTACTCATTCTCTCGGTGATGTTAGCGTAGATACCTACGGTGCCCCTTTTACCTTGCATAATGTTAAACCACATTATACCAGGGATGATGGAACTCAGGCTGAGACCATTGTCACTTATTTAGGGGAAGTACACCGTGATGGTAGGCCCTTAGAAAATAGGGCTCGTACACCATATATTCCCACACCATTTGTTGGTGTCACAGAGGAATTTGGTGTATCTAAACACAAACCTCCCACAAAGGTCAATGATATTAAAAAGAGTATGAAAACTCTTAATAAATTGACTACACCAGTACAACATTATGAAGGTGATATATTGGCTCGTGCGATTAACGATTTTCGTGATCAAACGGTTCAAGTTATCAAAGATCATCCTGAAGACTGCCAAGATATGTTAAGAATCTATTCGCAAGAAGAGGCACTTGATGGTATTGGTGAGTTTGGTTTAGGAGGTCTCCCAAATGATACTTCAGCAGGTTTTCCGATTAACAAATCTAAGAAACGCTGTTTGAAGAAAGATCCTATGGATGAGAGTTTGACTCAAATACCTAGAGAGTTTAGTGACGATTATGATATCCAAACTGAAATCGATGCTACTTTAGAATCTTGGTCAAATGGTGAGCGATCAGAACCCATCTTTAAAGCAAGCAGTAAGGTAAATGAACTTTTGCCTAACGCTAAAGCTGATGAGAAGGTTAGGAAATTCTACGGAAGTCCTATGGCAAATTTGGTTGCGTCTCGTCGTGTCCTTGCTGGTGTTCCTCGTTTTATGAGAAAATACTGGAAAGAGACCGAGTGTATGGTCGGCATTAACGCCACCTCAAAAGAATGGGAAGAATTTCATGACCATTTAGTTGAATTTGGTGAGAATACGATGATTGCTGGAGATTTCTCTGGTTTTGACACTCGTATGGCTGCCCAAATTACTGGAGGTGCATCCAAAATTATTTTGGATTGGTACAAAGCCGCAGGTTGTACTGAAGAGGAACTTATGTGGGTTCGCGGTGCATTGTCTGATATTATTCATCCTAACATTTTGTTTGATGGACAACTGTTCAGATTTGCTAATGCTAACCCTTCTGGGAATTTTATCACTGTTCAGCTGAATGGTGTTTGTAATTCCATCATGATGCGTTATGTTTATTACGCTATGATGCCCCAGATTAAGGAGAAATTTTCTCAAAATGTTCGTCTTGGCACTTATGGTGATGATAATGCCATGTCTGTAAAGAAGCGATGTGGGTGGTACACCCACACTTCTTGCCAGGAACAGTTCGAACGCCTCGATATTGGCTACACAATGGCTGATAAAGATGCAGTTTCTCGTGCGTATATTGGTATTGGAGAGATTTCATTCCTTAAACGCGGTTTTGCACACCACCCTGATTTAAATAAAATTGTTGCACCAATTGAGGAAGATTCATCCCTCAAGAAATTTTATTATATCAAAAAACCTAATGATACACCACTTACTGCCAGCGAGCAGTTTGCGGCGCATGCAGAAGGTTCGTTCCGTGATAGATACCTTCATGGCCGTGAGGCTTATGAAGATTTTACACGAAGAATCAAGTCGATTATTTCACAAAATGAATCATTGAAAGGTAGAGTTTCTTTAATACCTTATGACGAAATGACAGTGATATTATCTGCTGATTATGCCCCCACCTATGTCAATGACAACAAGAAATTATTTTCTGAAAGTTTTGGCGTGAGTGAAGAAGAGTTTTATTATGAAACTCTTGATGACGACATGTCAGTACCCTCTCTGGAGGGTTGCTGATTTGTCTTAATCACATTTTTGAAATATTTTTACCTGATTTTCATATTGGTCTCCACGGAGAGAAGAAGAAGGGCTTGCACATGATTACGGTCACTTTTTGGTCTCATCAACCAGAGTGGACGCTTTGCAAGCAGCATGTAGATGAAAGTGCCAGCGAGAATAATCTGTCTCGATTGGTATTAAAAACCATTAGATTACTACATTACATAAAATTTTATATAACCTGAGTATGTTCTGCTCACTACATATTGTACCATTATTTTTTATTATGGCGTTGATTCGATTTTTAATCGACGCTATATATTATGCCTGTTGCATCGATCATTTACTGTCTCTAGCGGGAGCGGTGAAGGCCGGTGCAACACGGGTTGCGAATATTTCGCGATCCCAATATATCGATCGTTTGACTTGGATGAGATCTTTGATGAGATTTAGTTCATTGATTTCCCGAGACGAACGTCGACGTACTTTGTTCATTCGCATTTCTAACATTTTAGAGAATTTGCGATTGGACAATTCGGACGGCAAGTTAAGACCACAACCTTATTGTGTGATATTGACTGGCTTTCCAGGAACCGGTAAAACCTCGTTTGCCATGCAGATTGCTGCAAAGTGTATACGAGATAAGTATAACGAGTTTCATCCTCATGATGTGGTAACACTGAATGAAACGGATGAATATCAATCTGAATATCGTACTTCTCATAAAGTTGTCATTTTTGATGATCTTGGAGCTGAGATGGAAGGTCCGAAAGCACCTAACCCTTGGCGAAAAATCATTGATTTTGTTAACAATATTAGAAAAACATCCTTGAATCCAAATGTGGAATTAAAAGGAAATGTTTATATCGAACCAGATTTAGTTATCATCACTACCAATCTTAGACCAGAAGGCGTGTTTTCTTCGAATTTTCATTTGAAATGCACTTCTGCTTTGGCGAGAAGGTTGAATGATGTTTATCAGGTTGACAAAGGTTTCAAAATGTGCACTCCAGTTTTACTGAACAGTGTACCCCCGACTAAGAATGCACCTTCTGGCTACGCGTGTTACAACACACAAACAGAAGTTAAGAGGTGTGAGCCTGTCACTCGGGATGAAGCTTCATCCACGATCTCACAAAAGTTTCTTGAACATACAGATGAACAAAGAGATTTTATAGATCAACAAAATAACTGTTTTGATAAAGAATCATTAGAGCAAAAATCAACATTCAATTCATTTTTGGATGATATTATTGTTCCTTATTGGCCTAAAGTGCCAATTATTGAGGATTATTTCTTGCCACGTCTCACGTGGTTTCAACGCGGTTATCGGTGTTTTTGTATTAAAGATCCAAACATTATTGTCGCGCAGGGCGACATGGGTCTTAAAGTTCTCGGAATAGAACAACAAGAATACCCACACAAGAGTTTATTGGAGACTCCTTTACCTAACAGTTCCTCATTGTTAGATTATATAAATATCCATAAAAAGTACCATACTCCTTTTGGTGAACATAGATTATTGTTCCCCCCTGCTATTAAGGAGAAAATGGACAAATACCACGAATGTGTTATGGCTACCAAGCCTGACCGTTTCCAGCTCATTGCGTATGAGTGGATGAATCCTGTAGGTAGAGGCGATTTTGTTTTCGCTGATACCAAATTACAGGTCGTGGTAGTAATTGAGGTTGGTTCTAAGAAGATCAAACCTATCCGGCGCCAAGCATTTCGCTACGCCCAACAATTACAACTGGAATTTTCTTTTCACAGGCTTGATGTCGATGTTTTATCATTGAGTTTTGCTAAACACATCACAGACAGTGATTGTGGAGAAATTAATCCAGACTTAAGGTCAAGTCTTAGTACTTGGCAAACTCAGTATCTCACTTGCCGAAAAGCGAGTGAAAATTGTCCCTTGACAACTGTTCAAGAAGATTTCGATCTTTCTAAAGACAGTGAATTAGAGACGATTAACAGAATCACACCTGATGATACGACTTTAGAATCTAATTCTATTGTCGAATTTTGTCATGCGTGTTTTTCTGGTGTTGGTCAACATACCACCTGTAGTGTACATAATTACACAGGTGGACGTGTTAAATCAGCATGTTAGGGACGATACTTCCTTAGACCGTTGCGGTGCGGTCGGGACTCACAGAGTCTTTGCGAATCTACTCTTCGTGATTTCAATTTATTGGAACCACGGGAGAACTTTTCACTTGTAGCTATTACAAGGTGTTTTAATGAGATAGGTTCGCCTTTTCTCTGGAGTTCACCTTATTAACCAGCCTACTTATGAATTTATGACTCGCAGTTGTGCAGATCTCCCCACTTTTAATTATACCCTTACCTCAAGATTTATCTTGGGGTTCGGGTTGATTAGGTGGGAGAGTGATGTACAGTGCCAGCCTTTCCCCAAAAAAAAAATAGATAAAAA